TGCCGGTAGACGGCACGCAACTCCAGGACTTTCCGGTCCAATTGCGCGTCGAATGGTACGTATTTCCCGGCACATTCGCTCACTAAGTAAGAGCACTACAAATCTTCCCGACATATTTCAGTCAGAAAGCAAACTCGTACAATTGCTATAGTGTTAAAATATGTCGGACGACGTTAATATCAACGCCGTAGAGGAGGGCTCCCGCTCCTCTGTCCTTGGTTAGACTTTTATTCAGCTGTCTCCAAGCTATATGCCTTTACGTTCAGTCGTAGTGGCAATCTACTGTAATAAAAACCTCACACGACGACCAATTGTGTGAGGGCATGACTTTTAAGGCCAAGGACATTCATCAGGTCCTTATTATGGATTTGTTGGAAGATTAGGAACATAATACATAGGTGGCATCCCATTAAAGAAGAAGAAATTGAAGTCTTCACCAGCGGAACAGTACGTTTTCAAAATACTAACGTCTGATCCAGTGACTGTTTTCGGTATAACACACGAAAGTCTCCAAGCTGGTGAGCTTGTCATATTAGCAAAATCTTCATCATATTGGGTTGACAAAAATCTCTTATTGGCATAAAATGGAACCTCAACGGACATTAAAGGGTTCACATTCGAATTGCCTATATAAGCACCTAAGGCAGTTTCCGTATCAACGGCATTCAAATAATCACTTTGGATGTTCAATGGATTATCATTGGTATATGGGAGTGTTAATGTATTGACAATTCTAGTACAACCATCACTTCTACTTATAGAAGGAGATATAGAATTGAAAACATCTGTAGCTCCAGACACATTTAAAGAGCTTGTGTCTATGACCCAACGAACAGAACCTCGCCATGCTAAAAACATTCGACCTACATAGTTTAGAGGTGTAGTCGCGCATGGAATAAGTTTCTTTCCATTAGTGAAAGTGAGCACCATCGAATTTGGGAAAACTGGTCCATTATAAATTCCACCAAATTCCGGGAACGCTGATCTATCCACTACTAAAACACTGGTTTTGCTAGTCTCTTTGACAACAATAGCTTCATGTAAAACGGAACGCTTAATTAATTGTCGAAAGGAACCAATAACCTCTCCGAAGAAAAGCTTAGTATAATCAGGATAGTCTATCATAGTCTGTGCATAAGTATCAATAGTGACTGGGTCGGTAATCGGATTGGGATCTTCTCCACTATCAGGATCCATCTCTGCCATTTCTGGTTCATTGATGAGATTTGGTGGATTAGGGTTCCGAAATGTCCATCTGTGAATCTCTTCAGATGGCATACCGACTTCAAAGTCATCAAGTGCAGACACAAATACATTGACTTGAATATCAGCAACGACAGTACCAGGTACAGTAAGTTGATTGAGAACATACACGCTAAGAACCCCATTTCCAGCTTCAGCTGAAGGTCCTAATGGTGTCTGAACTGTAGAGAAGGGAAGGTCACCAAAACGTAAGTTTCTACGGTACGGCTCTGTTTGAGCCCATCCTACATCAACAGTAAAATCTTTTTCACTTGCTATATCATGGATTGTCGTATAGTGGGTATTAAAACCAGGATTTTCTTTGCCAGACATGGGATCGTAAACAATGCGTATCCTTCCTCTATGGTAGTTAGAGGAAACGATCTGAAATCTAAAACGCATAGTTCCTCGCCAATATTTAAAAGGCACGCAAGCTGCAGCACATGCAGTTAAATGATACTCGTCTGTATTCTTGCGGTAAAGGAAAGGATCTACACGGATCTGGAATAGCGTGCTATCTGGTTGTGAGGCGACAGTCCAATTAAAGCTTGTCAAATAACTCTCACGCCCAGCAATCGATGCTATCGGCAATTCATCGTCTGGTCTTATTCCAGTCGTTATTGGGTCAATAGTTAATTCCTGCTTACTATCTAATGTCAATTTGTTAGTAGGAAATTTGGTATCGACGACGGCCAAAGAAGTACGAGAGTTTGGAACAACTATCTCGTATTCTAATTGTGTTGGACTAGAATACCCAAAGATTTTTGAAATCGATGCTACAGCAGAAGCACCAATTTCGGTTGCCCTAGCAAATGGTCCAATCATAGGAACATTCGCCAGAGCTCCAGCTATCCGGGCTACGGAACTTGCTGGTCGAGAAATAACGTTCTTGTTGTGTTCGTCTGCCATTTCAGGTTCGTTAACAAGCATCTCTGGAACATTAGCTGTAGGAATGGAATAAGACACATTCTCAGCCCATGCTAGAACTGTAATAGTGATAGGATCTGTACCACCATTAGCATGAGATAACTCATTAATGCTCATTAATACACATTCTCCCATTCCCTGCCATTCTTGTCTAGGAATGCTCAAAGCATTCTTATGCCAAAAGAAGGGCAATTCTAGACTCCCAGCAGAGGAATCAGTAGGGTTAATGTATACGTGCATTCTTTGAGATAAGCGGACAATGTCAGCATTGGTATAAGCAAAAGGTCTGAGAGTATTCGTGACAGAAGTGTTGTCATGAGTATGTAACGGCTCATAACCTAAAATTGCTCTACCATAGTAGAACGCATTACCATTCACAAGCACCTTAACGTGCATGGTTGCTTTAAGAAGGTAATAATTTCTCAATTTCTCCAAATTTCTTGGATTCTCCCAAAAGAGAGACCAAGGGTTGAAACGGTAAAACAAAGGGGAAGCGACATTCCAATCCATTTCAACAATGCGCACAGGTCTGGAGAAGAATTCTGATAAGGGGACGTCCTGTACGAATCCAACACTTCGTGTTGAATCCATTGCGGAACCTCGAGAATCCATATGTCCTGGAACATTATCGCGGATGGTCACATTTTGTGTACTCAATTGAGTGCCTTCAGTCGTGCCCGAACTGAAGATCTTATTAGTGTTATTCATTGAAGAAGAGGACTTTAAAATAATCCAAGCAGCAGTGTCCAGTGCTGAATGAATAACCGTATAAGATGATGTGGAACCTAAGCTCAAATCCGGTCCTAGAGAGCTCGGTAAACTACACACATCAAATGATTTTGATTCCCAATTGGAGCCAGAATCTACTGGCCTAGGCTTTTAATGTCATCCTACAGGACGGGGCCTCCAGCTTAGCTGGAGTATCTGTCATGCCATGCCACAACCTTGTCATTGTATGACTGGTCGAGCATGTCAGTCCAGATGGAGTGATCTTTGGCACATAGTTGGAGCTTGCTTCTCATGTCTTCATAAAAATCTTTTCCATGAAGAAAAGATTCAGTTAACATAGACTGAATTGAAGCAATGGCTAGGTCTTCGAGTTCTCCAGAACCTGCAGACATGTGTCCCATTTTCCAGATGGACTCGGTATCAAGAGCTCCTACTCTCACACCAAGATCAGGGTGAAAAACACTTCTGCGTTTGAGAAAATCAACCAAATGACTATCCACTGTGGATTGAGGGTCATCTGATTTCTTAGCATCAGTGATTTTCATGTTGATGAAGTTAAAGTAATCCCGCTTGGCAAAGAAATCTGTCAAGTGTCGAACTTCGGGACGTGAACCACTTCCTCCATCATCACCATAAGTGATGATGTGTTCATTGTCTTTGAATTTACCCAGAGAGTAAAATTCATCACCCATTTTCCGAGTTCCGTTCCAGTGGAAAGAAATACGCTGATGGAGGGAATTTTCGATACTATTACCATAAACAGTCATAGTATTTCCAGATGTCCATAAGTACATCCAGATTATAGTACCGTTCCAATTTACAATTGGATTCCTCATTTCCTCAGCACAACCTTCCATCCGCTTGAGATCTTTGGTTGGATAACCCATAATCTCACCAATGCGGATCATGACACGAAGAGATGCACACATAACATCTGGTGATCTCTTCAAATCATATTTACTGTAATCCCAATCGGTCAATTGTCCATCCGTAGCAAGTTCATTTAAATGATTAACAACTTGCTCCCATTCGGGGCCTGCACAATTTACACCAACAAGGCATTCGGAAGTTAAAGGGTGACGAGAGATGAATTCAGCAACAGGGAGAAAGTATTGGCGACAAATTAAAGTGAATAAACACTCTAAAATGTAAAAGATACGAACTTTCTCTGAATCTTCTGCTACAACTTCATCTTTTAGGCAAGTCTTGACCCAGATACCTAGCATTTCATGATCATCAAACATCTTGATCATTTCATCATAATATGCTTGGGCTTCTGGAGATAATTCATACCTATTTCGTCCATCTGGGTAAGGGTCAAGGCGGACAAATAGACCGCTATTTTCTTTGCTTCCTACGGGGATTCCTGCTGAAGTCTTCATTTTAAGAGGTTCCATGTATAAAGAATCTTTGACACCATTAATTGCTTCCTCAATAGATAGAGGACGGCAAAGATGGGGATTCTTCTTCATGTGAGCCAACAAGGGTTTGTGAAGATCATCTAAATAATCATCCACAGCCCATTTTAAAGACTCTGGGGGTACTTCCCAGGATCCTTCAGCAACAAACCTAAGAGCTTTGTTGTGATGAACCCAGGGTTCTTTCATGTAGGGAGCTTTCCAACGGCATTTCTGTCCACAATGTTTCTCAATTGATTCACTCAGGAGTCCTCGACGTACTCGAGAGCGATATTTGGGCAAGTGCAAGTCATGACCTAACACCTCCATACACGGATGGGAGTCCATTTCACCTTCATTAAACATTGTAGTTTTTGGGTGAGGACCCTCATTCGGAATGAGGTTGAGACCTAGGCGAGTTTTTCTAAGAGTTCGCATTTCTGGGGTAGAAATGTAATGAGGTTGTTTCTCCAACTCATGTAAAGCAGAGAGGTAATCCTCATGTAAAATCTCTTGAGAGAAACCCTTCCTGGAAGTCAAACCGTGTGCACGTCCAGCAATATGGAATCCAATGATAGCTCCATCTCTCCTATCAGAAATAACAGGAGAGCCACAGAAGCCATCACCAGACTCATAAGAAACATATTCTTGACCACGACCACAAGAGAAGCCAGCACAATCGATGTCATTCACATACTTAGCAGCAAACTTTTCACTAACTGCTTGACCATCTTTCAAAAAGATTAATCGAGCAGAAATATGATCAGTTCCCGTCTGTCGGGGAAGCAAGTAATCAATAGATTGACGCAACTTAGGTGCTTTACACACCTTTAGTAAAACAGCGTCCTTACCATTAATTCTAGCTAAAGAAGACGAGTAAGCTCTGCATTTGTGTTTGACACCATGAGTATCCATGTAAAGATCAAGATATTCAACGAGATCCTCTTTATAAGGATCGGGTTTGAAAAAGTGTCTCGGTAACATCAAAACACCAGGTTGAATATAAACGCCATGGATTTGGCGCTTCTTACCATTTAAGGTAGCTTCAACATGGGTAATGTTCCGAGAAATGATATACTTGATTTCTTCACTGGAAGAATTCCTCGTATCTACAGGTTCAGCGACTTGTCGGTTAATTGAAAACCAGTCACTCCAAGACTTTGTGTTTGAATCTCGCGTAAGCTCATGCTCAGGGCTATTGCGAATAGAATTCCAAATAACAAGTCCAGTGACTACAGCTCCAATTACACCAACAGCAGTAGGAACAAGGGAATTATACTCGGATGAGTGTCTTCTGGCGCGGTCGTACAGGGATCGTTGTAAATTAGGATCTGACATTGTGCGTTTCTGTAAATCCTGATAACGCTTTTCAAATCCTAACCATCGTCGATACCACATATAGAGAAACAAGAAGATAGTGACAAAGCTACTAATAATAAGAGGCATAAGCCACCACTGATATTCTCGAATCTCCAAAACGGCAACATACTTCGTGTATTGGAAATACCATGGATAACAGATTAAACCCAACAATTTTTGAAAGAAATAAATGTTGATGTAATAATCGTTCCAATCCAAATAATTCTCAGTGAAAATTCCTAAGCTAGCATAAAACTCACGCCTTTCAAAGACGAAAGTAGAGTACTCAGGATAGGGATAATACCATCCCCATTCACTGTACGAACGAGCTTTCAAAACAACTTGCTCGTAAGTTCTTGGATTGAGTCCAAAATATTCCATAGTGCCGCAAAATGTAGTGGTAACAATGAAAGTTAACAATCCCCAACAAATGGCTCTTCTAATAAGATAGGTTAGAGGGAGAAAGATCTGCTTTTCAGCAGCCATCATACGAATAAATTGTTCTTTCCTCTTTCCTAACCATGTTAGGGAGCCGTCGGGTCGTTGTTGCCATCTCTGTGGAATCAAACTCAAAGCTGTGCACCCGATAGTGTCGGGAATGAAGCTGAGTTCCTCAACCAGTTCTTCATGAAATACTTGCATTACATTGCTGTCTATAGACCACATCCATTTAAACTTGATGAATGGATTGATCCAAGGTAGTAACGTGGACCATAAAATGGATCCAATAGTATTAGAAAGAACTGGGAGCACTGACATTTCTGCATCATTGCACTCAATTTGAACTTCATTTCCACATTGAACACAAACATTATCAACAAACTTGCAAGGAGATTTCCAACTTCCAACACATTTGCCATTAGGACAGGCATATTCCGTTTTCACGGATGTGGCAGAAGACTCCTTGACGTTCACAGTGACATCCGTCAATGAATACCAATCCTTATCAGGACACTTGCAAAATTCAGCAAGTCGTTGGCAATTCAAACAACCAGGTTGTTTGTCAGTGGAACGTTGTTTCTCAATAATATCTTGTTCAGCGAAATGATCCTTACACATTTTCCGAACGAGGTCAAAGAATTGCGATGTGTTTAAACCGAGGCTTTCTCGGCCTTCATATTGGAAATAGACAATTTTCCTAGTCTTTCCAACATAAATAATTTCATACACATCAAACCAATGATAGTCGTTTGATCCATCACATTTAGATGAAACAATTCGACCGAATTCATCGGCATACTCATCTTTTACCTTCATTTCAACAATAGTGTATCGACGTTCCCAAGCACCCGGAGTTTTAGCAACATGTAAAAATGGTTGCTCTGTGTTTCCGGTAGAAATCACACCCACATGAGTGCACGTGATTTTCGCCTTATCTTCCAAATTTGATCGATTTGGATGAAATGGAACGGGATCAACGAGAGCTAAGGCAGTGTTGTAAGCTACCTCAACTGATTTCGCAAGATGTTCTTTGATCGGGACAGTTTCGTTGATAGTGATAATTTGGGTAGCATTATTAAGTTCATCTTGATAAGGAGCCAAAAGATTAATCTGAGCATTGTCCTGCTCACGATATTCTACACCCCTAGCTAAACATATTTGTTCAGCAAGTTTAGGGGCTATGGTAGATTTTCCACATTTGGGAGTCCCAACTAGGTGGAAACCTTTGGCGACTTTGACTTGATCGACTTTTTGAACAAAGTCACGAACATCATTATACAAAGCTAACACTTCTCGGTGAAGCGAAGAAGCTTGTAAAGTCAAATACTTTTCACGCTGCGTCTTTACGAAAGTTTCAAGACGGCGTTGAATAGTTTCAACTTCAACGAACATAATCTGTCGCTCTTCAAGAGTAGAATTTCCATCTCTCTTGAAATCCAAAAAGCGTTTCTGCCAGAAATAGTACTTCTCGTGGCATTTAGCTAATGTACTGGTGTTCAAAGTCAAAGGTTCAAGACTGCGAGATTCCAGACAAGCAAGACCAACAGTTGATGTCCAATTATACAACTTAATAGCATGATCAATGAGATCCATACCATCAATTTCGTCAACATTTGCATGTTTCATGACATTATCGTAAACTGGATGGTTAAACTTAATGTTCTTGATCTTGCATGCAGAAAAGGCAAAAACAGTGCCTAAAATGTAAGAAAGATGCTTGGTAAAAATACCTTGCTTCATGGTTTCCCACATAGCAAGAGCCTCTTTTGACAACATTTCAGGCTTATTTGCGCTCTGTTCTACATCAAAAATCTCCTTAACAGTTTTACCTGCAAACATCTTGGGGACATTGGCCTGTTGCACATAGCTCATCAAAGAGTCCTTGAGTGTCATGACAATTCCACCATCAGTAATGGCAGATAGAAATTGTACACAACGAAGGACGATGGCTTCAAGTGAAGTATCATACTGCAAGCCAACAACTAATAAAACAAGCTGTTCAATGCAGCGTGATGCCTTCTTTACAATAGGCGTCGAAAAAGATGTACGCATTTGAGCTTGGACCTGTTCAAGCTGAGATCCAAGAGTAGATTTAATATGTTCAACTGACGTAGGTTCAGTCAGTACAGAACGTACTTCATGCATACTCTGGAGCTCAGGGTCCAAGTAGATAGTCTCAACGGGCGAATCAATAGACTCAAGCCCAACGTCCATCTCAGGTTTCCCATGATGATTGCGAAATTGCCTCTTATCGGCATTATCTTGTAACTGTCTTCTAGTTCTAGGAACAATTCCTTTATCGCCAATGGTCATACAGATGACACCTTTATAGCGTGAGAAATGTTCAACAAAGAAATTGACAACTTCACCCTTCTTATTCAAAAGGGGAGTTACATGACAATGTCGACATTTGGCAACTTGTGAACACAACGCCTATAGACGTGGTATTCTAGATTATTCTCCATGATGGAGCGAACTCGATGCTGCGGATTATAACTAATAGGTAAATAAGGTGTCCCGCCTGTGCCACACGGGGCACAGGTAAGATCGTTGGAAACTATAGCTGACTTCATGATTAAAATTGATATACTGGTATAACTAGAACAAAGAAGGCTAATTATTTTGAGCAATCAATAGCATAAAATAGACAATGGCTTCCGGATGCATCATGAACCTGATGCTGGGTGGCTGATTTAGATTCGCAGTCCCACAATACGCTGCTAGCGATGCTGCAGTCTCCATCTGCTCGCCTCTCTCGAGACGTGTTCCACCGTTTTCCTCCACGGCTGTTGTTAGCTTCGGTAGTTCCTGCTACCTAGATCAATAAAGATCTGTCACAACAAATTAAGGTACCTCCACGACATCCTCCTGCTGCTTTTAAAGCATTCAGAATTGTCAAGGTCTCACAATATTGATTTATACAATCCTTCCAAAACGGATTGTACGGAGTCACTCAGGCACTCCAATTTCACCTCTTCATGTACATCAGGGGCTTCCTAACATGAGGGTTAATAGAATCAATATTCGCACTCCACAGACAGTTTTTAAATTATTTTATAATATATAACGTGTAAATATGTAATATGTAAGATTTTTATAACCTGTGGATACCTCCTTTTTATGATTTTAGAATTTTATAATTTTTATGGTTTTTAAAGTTTTTATAATATGTAAATATGTAATAACATGTAAACTAACTAAATATGTAAATAGCTAAAAATACAAAGGGGTGGGACCTGGTAAGGCCCCGTCTGACGTGTCGTTTATCTTGCAGTACGCCAATCCTGCAAGTGGACGTTGCGACGTTGCGCGCGAGTTCGCACAACGAAGATGGGGGGGTACAGCAATATTATAGAAAAATCGAAGGAATGCTGTCAACTTCGGTTATCAGAGGGCTTTAGCTCTAAAATTACGCTCGTAAATCACCAACTAAATCACACTACCATATCTCGTAAGAACAAGTAGCGTGTGTTGCAATGTTTTTACGAACGGTAGTAGAACCAACTCGTCAAACGCGAACCTAGGGTATAAACCCTAGGC